GCTGTATGTACTTTGGGTGCAAACAACTTCTTCTTATTCCAAGACTAGTAATTAATTTTAAGGGGCGTAGCAATATGCCCCTTTTTTAAATTTTAAATTAAATTAAATCAAATGAAAAAAGAAAATACAAGTCCTAAAGCGGACACAGTAAAAATTACCCCTAAAAAATCTACACCTAAATTCGTAGATAAACAATATAAACTTACAAGAGAAACACCACCTTTATCTTTGATATTAGCATCAAGGCATACTACAAGGTTTCCGTTGTTATACTTTGATGAAGACACTGGTCTTAATAGACCTTTGAGATACGCCAGGAATCAAAACTCTCCATTCCAAGATGAGCAAGATGATAACGCTATCATTGAGCCTATTGTATTTGAAGATGGATTCTTACACGTTCCTAAAAATAATCAAGTCTTACAAAAATTCATGGACTTACATCCTGGAAAAGGAAGAGTGTTTACAGAAGTAAATAAAGCAAAAGAAGCTGCTGAGTTAGTAGAAGACTTAAACTTAGAAGTTGATGCTTTAATAGAAGCAAGGCAACTTACAGTAGAGCAAGTTGAAAATGTAGCTAGAGTGTTATTTCAAAAAGACGTTTCTAAAGTTACAACAGCTGAGCTTAGAAGAGATATTTTAATATTTGCAAAACAAAACCCAGGTGGTTTTATGAATTTATTAAAAGACCCTGCTCTTAAGTTTAACGCTACTATTCAAAACATATTAGATAAAAATCTAATACAACTTAGAAATAATAAGAAAGAAGTGTGGTTTAACACAGCGTCTAATAAAAAGAAGATGTGTAATATACCATACGGGGAAGACCCATTGTTCATTATAGCTTCATACTTTGAAAGCGATGATGGATTAGAGTCATATAAGCATTTAAAAGCGTTAGCAAAAAATTCGTAACTTTGTACTTTAATTTTAACTATTAATTTTTTTACAATGCAAAAATTTTTAAATATTCCAGTAACTAATGAGCAATACCAATTGGTAGCTATTAGTGATATTGTATTAATAGAGCAAGCATCTACTACTACAGTAACAATTACTTATGGTGGTGGTAAAGTAACTACTATTACTCACGCAACAGCAGCTGCGGGAGATGAAAAAGAAAGAGACACAATTGAAGGTGCAGTTGTAGCAGCATTAGCTACTTCTTGGACAAACCCAGCATATAACGTAGATAACCTACCTTATGCTGTAAGTGGAATTGCAGTCGCATAACGATTTAATCCTTCCTTTACTATCGACAGGAAAGCACCCGAATCAGGGTGCTTTTTTATTTTATGTATCTTTGTAAAAAGATTTTCAAATGATAAACTCTGTAAGAAATACTGTACTTGCTATTATCAATAAAAATAACTACGGATATATATCTCCAGGTGATTTTAATTTGTTTGCTAAACAAGCACAGCTAGATATATTTGATGAATATTTTATAAGATATAATCAGCAAATAAATGAAGAGAACGCAAGGATATCTGGGACAGGATATGCTGATATTAAAAAAGGATACGAAGAAGTTATAGATACTTTTTCTATCACATCATTCTTAACTCAAAAAACTCAAAACATTTATTTTTTACCATCACAATCTACAACTGGTTCTGACTATTATTTACTAAATAAAGTGCTATGTTTTTCAGGAGGAATGTTAAAAGGTGAAGCTGAAAAAGTAACACACAGTAAAATAACTATGTTAAACAGCTCATTACTTACATCACCTTCTACTATATTCCCTGCATACACACAAGAAGCAGATGAAATTGCTGTTTACCCAAACACGTTTAATGGTTTGAATGATATACAAGCTCAATACATAAGATACCCTAAAGACCCTAAATGGACTTATGTAACACTATATGGAGGTGAGCCACTTTTTGACCAGACACAAAATGATTATCAGGATTTTGAATTACCAATAGATGATGCTAATAATTTAGTGGCTAAAATATTGCAGTATGCAGGTATATCAATTAGAGAAGCTGATGTGTTTCAGTTTGGGCAAATAGAAGAACAACAACAAAATCAAACTAATATTTAATCATGGCATATATAAATCAAAGAAAATATTATACTAATGATGGTGTAAATCCTACAGATGAAAATTGGGGGTCTTATCAATATGTTACTTTAAAAGATATAGTTAATAATTTTGAATTAATGTATGCTGGAAATCATGAGTTAATTAATAATGAAAACAGATTTAAAATATTGTTTCATGCAAAGCGTGGTATACAAGAATTAAACTATGATGCATTTAAAGAAATTAAGTCTTTAGAATTACAGGTATATGATGATTTAAGATTTGTTTTACCTCCTGATTATGTTAATTGGGTAAAGCTTTATTTATTAAAAGATAATGTGTTAAGAGAACTAACTGAAAACATTCAGGTTCAATCAGCCGTTTCTTATATACAATCAGCTACAGCTTCATTTACTTATGATGGTGATGGTAATGCAACTGAAGTTGATTCAACTTTAGATACAGAAAGAAAAAACGGTTCATTAAGGAGTATATATTTAAATGATGAGATAGATGAAAATGTAAATCCTAATGCCTATAATTATGATAGTGATATTTACAATTACAGAATAGGAGCTAGATATGGTTTAAATACTGAAACAGCCAACATAAACCCTACGTTTACTATTGATAAAAAAGCTGGTGTTATTAATTTTGATTCCACTATGGCAAACCAACAATGTGTACTACAGTATATATCTGATGGTATGGAAAACGGTGATGACTCTAAAATAAGTGTAAATAAATTATTTGAAGATTATATATATGCTTACATACAATATGCTATTTTAAATAGTAAATTTGGAGTACAAGAGTATATTGTTAATAGAGCAAGAAAAAATAAACAGGCTTTATTAAGAAATGCTAAAATCAGATTAAGTAACATTCACCCTAGTAGATTGCTTATGAATCTTAGAGGTGAAGATAAGTGGTTAAAATAAAATGGCAAACATTCAAAGAAATTTTATAGCGGGCCGTATGAATAAAAGCCTTGATGAAAGGCTTGTCCCAAATGGAGAGTATGTGGATGCTTTGAATGTAAGGCTTGGTTCTACTGAAGAATCAGAAATAGGTGCTGTTGAAAATGCTAAAGGAAATATACCATTAACAGAGCTTCAGTACGTAGATGGAACTAAATTAAGTTCTTCTGCTAAATGTATTGGTGCGTTTGAAGATGGAGCTCAGCTTGTTATTTATTGGTTTGTACACGACCCTGCGTTTACACAAGGAGCTACAGGTAAATTAGATTTAATTGTTTCTTATGACGTTGAAACAGGAGAACTAATTTATCATGTTGTTAGTATAGATGATGGTAATGGTATAAATACAACTTTAAATTTTAATCCAAACTTTTTAATTACAGGTGTGGATAAGATTGAGAACTTATTATTTTTTACTGATAATACAAATCCACCAAGAGTAATAAATATAAATGAAAATTATGGTGACCCGCAGCCAGGGGTGTTAACAGATGGGTTTAATAAGGATGATATATTAGTTATTAAAAAACCTCCCACTAGTGCTCCGAGAATTGAAACATATTATGCGCCTGCCCAAGACGACGCTTATTTAGAAGATAAATTTATTTGTTTTGCTTATAGATATAAGTATGAAAACAATGAGTATTCAGCTATTTCTCAATTTACTGAGCCCGCTTTTACACCAGGAGCTTTTGATTTTAGTGTTAATAGTTACCTAAACGAAGGAATGATTAACAAAGATAATGCTGTAACTATTTATTTTAATACAGGTGCATCTAAAGTAACTGATATACAAATACTTTTTAAAGAAGCTGATTCTAGTGTTATTAAAATAATAAGGAGTATTAGCAGAGCTCAATACGGTGTTAATCAAGAACAACAAATAACATTTACAAAAAGAAAAATATTTAGTGTTTTACCTGATTCTGAAATATTAAGATTATATGATAACGTTCCTCAATTAGCAAAAGCACAAACATTAATGGCTAATAGGCTTGTTTATGGTAACTATACAGAGGGTTATAATTTTATTACAAATGAAGGTGGTAATGTAAAATTTGATTTTACTACAACTTTAAAATCAGAAGAAATAAATTTATCTAATCTTCCTGTTAATATTTCACAAGGTTATTATTCTATTGATTTAACTTCGACACCTACTACTCCACCACCTATTTACATTGATGATAGTAATATGATGATTGATTTAAGCTCATTAATTATTTCAAGTGGTTCTAAATTAAAAGCTGGTTCATCTCTTACTTTTTCATTTGGATTTGAATATAGCAGTTCAGTCGTAACAGGAGGAGGCCCAGCAGCTACTCCAGGGAATCAAAACTATTATGTAAACTGGACTTATACTTTACAACAAGATTTTGACACTGTTTATGATTTAGTAAATAGCACAGATTTTTACGACAAAGTAGGTAGCCCAACATCTATACAAACTGTTTCAAACGCAGAAAATGGAAACACATTAACTGATGTATTTAATTTAGCGTTACCTCAATCTTTTGATTCTAATTATACACAATTAAATCAAACAGGTGTATCAAGTTTAACGCCAGTTCCTGCATCTGGAGCTGTGGGTGAGCCAATTATTAGAACAAATTACTCAATTGGAAGTAATACATTTGGTCTTCAAATTTTAGCTGCGGTTTATTATGACCCAGTTTCTTTATCATATTTATTTACATATAATAGAATTACTGATGCTACTGTTACTTTTCAATCATCTGCAACAGCTAGAAGTTTACATAGTAACAGAGGTTACGAGATAGGAATGGTGTATATGGATGATTACAACAGAGCTTCTACTGCTCAGGTTAGTGAATTAAATAGTGTAAATCTTCCATGTAACTTATCTACCTCAAGAAATTATATTCAGGTAAATATACCTGAAGAGCAAAAAGCCCCTTATTGGGCAACAAAATATAAGTTTGTAATAAAACCAACAGCAACAGATTATCAGACGATATATAGTAATATAGTATACAGAGACTCGGGTACTGGAGCTAGTTATTTTTTACTTGATGGGGAAAACGCTAATAAAGTAGAATCCGGAGACAAGCTAATTGTAAAAGCTGATGCTAGAGGTCCAATGAATAGATGTTCGATTGCAACTGTTTTAGAAAAAGAAGCTAAAACTGCAGGGTTTATAGATGTTTTTGATGCTGCAGGAAACGAAATAGAAGTGTTTGGGGGAACTTACATGAAGATAAATGCTTCAAATTTTGCTGCTGTTGAATCTAATGATGCTATTGTTTCTGTTCCTGAGAAAAAAGCTATTTGTAAAGAGGACACTTTTTATCCAGTTGTAGCATTTCCATTTTTTACAGCTACTAATCAATCCGGTTCAGCTCCAGTTTATGATGTGTATGATGTTCCTGTAGGAACTAGAATTACAATGCGTATTGAGTTTCAAAGGAATGGAGGGTCTGCAACGATTGGACCTACTTGTCAAAGACAAAATTACGTTTTAGAAAAAAGCTTTACTGCATCAAGAAATTACACTAATATGATAGATTGGTTTAACGGAGATAACGTAGACCAAACTTTAAATGAGGGAGTTGAAGATACAACTGGTGAAATTTCAATAGATACATTATATATTCCTGCAACAAATTCAGTGGCTGCTCCGCCTCTCGGAGCTGTTAATATTTACACGTCAGACAAAAAAAGTAAGTCAGAAATTGCAAATGCTAATTTATTTGGAGCTACAGCTAATGACCCTGAAGAAACTTTTTATTTTAGAATGTTTGAAGATACAGCAAACCAGGACGCAAATAGTAAAAATTTAATTTATTTACTTATATCTGGTGGAAGAGCTTGTGGAGGAACAACTAATAAACGTTCTGAATTACAAGTGTCTTTTACAGTATATAGAACTGACTCTATGTATGTTTTTGAAACTCAGCCAACAGATGCTTTGCCTGATGTTTGGTATGAAAACAGTGAATCATTTAACATAAATGGTAATTTACATTTAGGAAATGTGCAAAACCAAACTACAAGTCAACCTGCTATTGTAAACACGGGATTTGCAAATTGTTTTTCTTTTGGAAACGGAGTAGAAAGTTACAGGATTAGAGACTCAATAAAAGAACCAGCATTTAATTTAGGTAATAGAATATTCACAACATCAAACGAAGAGTATAAAGCAGCGCATAGGTTTGCAGATTTAACATATAGTGGAGTTTACAATGATGAGTCAAATGTAAACAGACTTAATGAGTTCAATTTAGGTTTATTGAATTTTAAACCATTAGAAGAAACGTATGGTGATGTAGAAATATTGTATGCAAGAGAAACAGATATACTTGTCTTACAAGAAGATAAAATATCTTATGTGCTTGCGGGTAAAAACATATTATCAGATTCAACTGGAGGTGGGCCAGTAACATCTGTTCCTGAAGTATTAGGAACGCAGATAGCTAGAATAGAAAATTATGGTATAAGTAATCACCCTGAAAGTTTTGCAGAATTTGGTGAAAACAAATACTTCTCTGATGCTAAAAGAAATGTAATTGTAAAATTAACTGGAAGCTCGGCTCAAAACGAAATACTAACAGTTATTTCTAGTCAAGGAATGAGAAGTTGGTTTAGAGATTTATTTGCTGACGCTTCAGCTACTCAGAAACTAGGTGGTTATGACCCATACATGCACGAATATGTGTTTACTTCTAACACTATAGTTAAACCAGAAACTGAATTATGTACATCATGTGGTGTGACAAAGAATATAACTGTAGTTGCTCAACAAGAGTTTGTTTATTGTGTTGATGTAAAACAAGAAGTTGGGACTGTTTATATAGATTATGTAATACCTTTTGAAAATTCTGATTTAATTGTAACCGAAGGAACTCAGCAGCAGATTGTTTCTGAAGCTGGTGTAGATTTAGAAACAGAAGGTCAAGTTTCAGGAACTGGATACACTATTCAAGCAATATATGATGGTGTTACTTATACTACTGGTGTAGTATATCAAAGTGGAACATTATCATTTAGTAAGCCAAATTCAGTTCCAACGGAAGTGGTTTTAATAGTAACTACAGATTCATCGGTAAACGACACTATTCAAATAACTGTAAAATGTCCTGGTCCTGAACTGTTTAATGTTTACAGTATTACATTATCAACTAATGCAATTGCAGGTCAATTTACACATACAGAATTTTATTGGGAAAAAGGAACAGTTATATCTCCAACTCAATCAGATTTAGTAACGTTATTAAATAGCCCGAATGACCCTATAGTTTCACAATATAGAGAACTTGAAGGAGGTCAAGGGGCAAATGTTATTCCTCAAGATGGAGCAATAATTACAATGAGGTCTAATAAAATTAATTTTGATAATTTCCAGTTTGACCCTAACGAAAATGAGTTTAGATATTTAAGAACAGACGCACTATATGAAAACAATTCAACTGATATAAATATATTATTAGCAGCTTCTATTGAGGCAACTCCAATTAATACAGCAGGCGCTCCTAATTTGTATAAAGCTAATTTTGCTTTACCAAATGGTGGTGACAAATTATATTTAATATATGATTTAAGAAAATCTATTGGACAAGAGCTTTGTTATTCACCGCTCAGTTTCTTTGAATCTTGTTGTGATTGTACGTTTAGTCCAACCCCAACCCCAGCGCCATCACCAACTCCAGCACCAGCAGTACCAACATACGATTACTTTATAGGTATAGATTGTGTAAGCCTTCAGGCTGTTTATTTAAAAGCTAATACAACATTAGGTATTGTAGTAGGAAATGAAGTGCAATACACCAGTGGAGGAACAACAATGGGTTGTGCTTCTTTATATGCTACGGGAGGTTCTGGTGTAAATGGTGAAGTAGTGGTTTTAGTAGCAGGATGTGGAGATTCAAGATGTTCAACATAAATGGTTAACTTTGTAAAATTATAAATGCCGGCAACAACAGCTACATATTATTTTAGTTCTTCGAGTTTCTCGAACGCTACTGCATTATATACTGATGCGGCATTATCAATTTTTGCACCTGATGGATGGTATTCAGACCAAAATATTTACAGACAGCAAGCTGCTGGAGTATTATTTGCAGAGACTTCGTGTCCTAATTGTTTATCACCGTCACCTAGTCCTATACCAACGCCATCGCCAACGCCATCGCCAACGCCATCGCCAACGCCGTCGCCAACGCCAACGCCGTCGCCATCGCCAACGCCAGCACCTGTAGTTAGCTATGACTATAGATTGTATGCTCAATGTAGTGGAGCTGCGACACAAGTATTTAGAGTTATTTCCGGTGGAATATTTCCACCTGTAGTACAATATGATGGGATATGTTGGGAAAACTCAAGCTCAACTGTTTTAACATCAACTATAGATGTAGCAGGTTTACCAAGTTATGCGGATTGTGCTACATGTATTACTCCATCACCAACTATAACTTATGATTATAGAGAATACACGGAATGTAGTGGAACAGCTACTCAAGTGTTTAGGGTTCCATCAGGAGTTTCGTTTGCACAAGTTGTAAAATATTTAGGAACTTGTTATGAAAACACTCAAGCGACTACTTCTATATCTAATGTAGATATTTCAGAAACATATACAGATTGTGTAAGTTGTCTACCGACTCCATCTTATGAAATATTTTCTACAAACACTGTACAAAACGGTGTAGGTTCTTCAGTATTAGCGTGTCAAGCAACAACAGCATATAGTATGTTTACTAGTAGAACTAATGTAGCTTCAATTCAAGTAAATGATGTGGTTTATACAAACGCTACTTTAACAAATACTTGGAATGGAAACAGTTTTTGGTATGGAGTAACTGATAATAGTGGAAATGTTCCAAATAATGCAAGTGGATTTGCTTTATTAATTAATTCATCTGGTGTTGTGACTGTGAAAACTACCTGTGTAGCTCCGTCGCCAATACCAACTCCTACTGCAACGCCAACACAGGATGTTGAAATAAGACAGTGTGGTACTACAAGCCCAACTTATCTAGTAAGAATTACTGGAACATCTGGATATTTAAGTGGACAATCAATAGAAATAACTGGAGCAGCAGCTGGAGGTAATCCAGAATTTACAGGTGCAACTTGTTATGAAATTATAGACGCAGCTGCATCTTCGTATAATTCTACTGTTACAGTTAACTCTGCGTATAGTAGTTGTAATGGATGTGCTCCAACTCCAATTTATGAATACAATGAATACACAGAGTGTCAGACATCAACAACACAAATTTTTAGAAAACTTACAACAACATCAACTTGGCCAAGTTTTGTTCAGTATAACAATATTTGTTATTCAAACCGACAATCAACAACAGGTACTTCATCTATAAGTGTTGAACCTCTTACAAGCTTTAATAACTGTTTTGATTGTGAAAACCCATCAATGTTTATTAATGGTTTACCACAACAAGGATATACAGAAGCTGCGGCTTGTAATGCTAGAACAGATTACTTTGTTTTCTCTGATAGAGCAACGGTTGGTCAAATTATAGTTGGAGA